TTGCCGGTGTAGCAGAAACGGGGAACCCAAAGCACGCATGGGATTTCCTGATCGCCGCGACCCGTGCGGCATAACGCCGAATTGAGGGGCGCTGAGCCGACAGGCGAAGCGTCCCGCTCGAATGACGTGTTAGGGGCGGCGCGCCCCGGAAAGGAAGAGAAGTGAACAAGATTCAACAAGCGACATACCGTCTAGCGCAGGCGTGCGAGGGAAGCCCGATTTCTTCGACAGTGGTTGTGATGTTGTTCTTCGTGATGTTCAACGTCATGGAGGCAACCGTAGAGAAATTGGTTTTCGGAGAGAGGTTCGAGCACTTCCTTGATCCGATCTTTGCGCTGGCGTTCATCGGCTATTCGGCCTATGCGGTGTACTGGTGCGCAGTGTTCAACAGCGAGAAGAACCGCGCCACTAACGCGATGTGTACACCAAGCGGTGCATAAATAGGCGATGAACCGCGCCGACTACCTCGCTCTTGTCCGATCCCTACCGTGTGCCTGTTGCGGCGCCCCAGCACCATCCTCCGCACACCACCCACGCATTGGACAAGGCATGGCGCAGAAGTCCGGGGACTACACGGCGATCCCGTTGTGCTGGGAATGTCATCAGGGCAAGCATGGGTGGCACGGAGACAGATCGAGGGCAAAGCTGCGCGGACTGGACGAGATGAGGATGCTCGATGCCACAATCGCACAAGTGTTACGTCTGCTCTCGGCCGGCCAGGTGGGGATACGGGGTGAACCTGCTGAAATTGATACCGGGTCTGTGGGCGTGCCGGGAACACAGGGAGGATGTGAGGCGCGCTACCTTGGAGAAGCCTGGCTCCGAGCCGCGAAGCACGACTGGGCAAGGTTTACTCTTCACCCAGAAGGAATGAAGGACGGCAATCCCTTCGAGGGCTTCGGCGTGCCGTCTCGCTACATGCTGGCAGCGATCCCGCTCCCAGACGAGGCATAAAAAAAGCCCCTCCGAAGAGGGGCAAAAGCTCGCATTACGCGGCTCAGGGAGGTGACAGGTACATAGCCAGTCTAGGCTACCTAGTAGCGGGTTGCAACCACCCGGCGCAGCACCTCGAAGTCGGTCATGCACAGGGCCGTCTCGGTCTCCGAGAGGGACAGCATGGACTGCATCAGACTTTACAGGGCGGCGACAGCCTGGCGGCGGCTGGGAACAGAAACCTCGGTGGGTTCGACGGCATTGCGGTGGTGTACCGAGCCGGTCTCAGTCTTTAGCAGCATTCTCGTTCTCCTGTATGAAGTGTTGCGGATACTTGGCCTTGAGCCGTGCGATCTCAGCATCGAGCAATTCAATCGCGTCCAAGTAGAACTCAGCCGGCGCGCGCCGTTCGCGCAGTTCTCCGGCTGCTTCCCCGAGTGGGATAAGGGTTGGGAATATCGCGCTCATTTGTACCTCCGCAAAAAGTCACCAACATCGACACGCGGAACGTCGCCGAGGAATTCAGCAGGATCGGAATCCTCGGTGTTGCGCCTCCCCATAGCGAGCAGAGAGCCTAGCACCAAGCCGAATGTGGCTCCGAGCGCGAAGGTAAACCAGAACTGAAGGCTCCAAAGAGCCGATACAACTGCGTCCATATCTATCTCCTGTTGTGTGATGGGTGCCGGGCTTCCACCGGCTTCAGGTTGCTGTGCCCTTGGCTTACTCTGCGACTGTTGACTCCCTCTGGGGCAACGAGTGGCAGGCTCCGGGCCGTCTATCCGACCTGTCACCAGTCCTGCTGGTCGTCCCGAGGGTGCCTCCTCGGAGCGTGCTACCTGGAACAGCGATCCAAGTAGTAACTGGACTATATGCCAACGCGGGAAGATAGTACATTCGAGTTTTGAATAGCACGATAAGCAACACTGATACGTTAGTTGTTGCTAACCTGAGAGGCGGCGTATATACTTGTTCCATCAAATCATTGGGTTATGCTACATGCCATTCCAGCCCGGCAATAAACTATCCGCAAAGGGGCGCCGAGTCGAGCGCATCCTTGAGCGTGCCTGCGCCCAGGATGACGACAAGAGGATCCGCGAGGGTGTCGAGAAGGTGTTGGACCTGTTCGCTCAGGGTGACAAGTGGGCAGTCGAGTTCGTCACCGACCGTCTGGACGGCAAGGCCCGGCAAAGCATGGACGTGACGGCGCGTGTCGGGTTGATCGAAATGGGCGTGCTCGCCGGTCAACTTCCAGACGATGACGCCTGACTCACAGGTACTGCTCGCCAAAGCAATAAAGAGGTGGCGCAAGACAGGGCCGGCCGGGTTCGCGGTTGAGGCATTGGGCGTCACCCCAACTCCGCAGCAGGTAGAGGCATCCAAGCTTCTTGTCGAGAAGAGGCGGCTGACGATCCGGTCTGGGCACGGCACAGGAAAGTCATCCTTCCTCGCCTGGACTATTCTGTGGTCCCTGGTGTGTCTGTCTCCATGCAAGGTTCCATGCACCGCACCGACCGGGCACCAGCTCAAGGACATCCTGTGGAGTGAGGTGGCGATCTGGCTCCGCATCCTGCGCGAGCGTATTCCATACCTTGGCCGCCAGATCGAGATAACCGGCGACGAGGTGCGCCTGGTTGATGCTCCCTCGGAGTCATTCGCAGTGGCGCGGACAGCCAGGCCGGAGGCACCGGAGGCGCTGCAAGGCTTCCACGCACCGCGCATCGTCTTCCTTCTGGACGAGGCATCTGGCATCCCAGACCAAGTGTATGAGGTGGCGGAAGGTGCGCTCTCCACGCCGGGGGCATACGTCATCCAGGTGGGCAACCCGACCCGCATGGCCGGAGCCTTCTACGACAGTCACCACAAAGATCGAGCCGAGTGGTCATGTCTGCACTGGAACGGCGAGGACTCGCCAATCGTCTCCAAGGAGTACGTCGAGCGCATGGCGCGCCGGTACGGAAGGGAGTCGTCGGTGTACAAGATCCGTGTGTTGGGCGAGTTCGCCGGCAACCCGGACGGTGTCATCCCGTTGCAATGGGTGTTGGATTCCGTGGATAGGGACGTGCAGCAGACCGGGGAAATCCTGTGGGGCGTGGACGTTGCCCGATTCGGCGAGGACCGCACCGTCCTGGCGCGCAGGCACGGGAACACCATGCCATCCCCGCCGACCGAGTGGTCAGGTCTGGACACGATGGAAGTCGCCGGTCGCATCAAACACGCATGGGACCAGGCCGCGACCAGCGAGCGGCCGACCACGATCTTCGTGGACAGCATTGGCATCGGAGCCGGAGTTGTGGATCGCCTCAAGGAAATGGGGCTGCCGGTGCGCGGGGTGAACGTCTCCGAGTCGCCAGCCGGCCGCGAGGAATACAACAAACTGCGGGACGAACTGTGGTTCAGGGGGCGGCAGTGGTTCGAGGGGCGCGACGTGCGTCTGTGCCAGGGGTGCGATGATCTGGTAGCCGAGCTATCACTGCCCGAGTACCGAATCCTCCCATCGGGCAAGCAGAAGGTGGACAGCAAGGAGGAGTTGAGCCGCAAGGGTGTGGTGCATAGCCCTGACCAGGCTGACGCTTTCCTGCTCACGTTCGCGGACGGAAGGGCAGCCGCCAAGTACAACGCGCCGAGATACTCCCCGCCCTCCGGTTCCTGCGGATGGATGGCATAAACCTGCGTCTGTGCTACGCTTGCCGGTAAGTAACCACTAACTTCTGGGGTCTCCTGTGCCAGACAAGCTAATCCAGACCGCACTCGATCAGTTCAAGGAGTCCGAAGAGGTATCTAGGTCGTGGCGAACGGCCGCCGATGAGGACATCCGGTTCGCGGATGGAGACCAGTGGCCTGACGAACTCAAGGCATGGCGCGAGGCGCAACGTCTACCCGTCCTGACCATCGACCGCCTCGAAGGCCCGATATCCCAGCTTGTCGGCGACCAGCGGCAGAACGACCTGGCGGTCAAGGTGGTGTGCAAGTCCCTGGAGTCGAGGAAGCTTCTCACCACCGAGCAGCGCAACATCTCCGAGGCGGACTTCCTGGCCGGCGTTGTGCGCGACATTCAGAGGCGCAGCAGGTTCGAGTGGGTCCAGGCCCAAGCCTTCGAGCATGCGGTCATTTGCGGACTCGGTGGGTGGTACATTGACGCCGACTACGAGGGCGCGGAGGCCTTCGATCAGATTCTCTCCATCAAGCGCATCCCGAATCCGCTCTCCATCTATGCGGACTGGCAGAACTGGGCATCGACTGCTGGCATGGACTACGGTTTCGTCATCGACCACTACACCGAGGATGCACTGAAAGCCCGGTGGCCAAAGGCCAGTACCGCATGGGAAGCCTCCGACGAGTGGGGCGGCGACATGAAGCGGGTGGCGATCTGGTGGCAACGTGAGTGGAAGCCCGAGACCCTCCTGCAAATCCGCCTTGCAGACGGCAGCATCGCCGTGCTGCGGAAGGGCGAACTGGGTGATGTAACCCTGCCTCCCGGAGCCAGGCTGTTGAAGGAGCGCGAGACCAAGATACCCTCCATCAAGCGGCGGGTCTGCACCTCACTGGAGGTTCTGGAGGAGACGGACTGGGTGGGTAAGATCATCCCGTTGTGCCTCGTTACGGGCAAGGAGTCGTGGCACCGGGGCAAGTTGGACTACAAGGGCATGGTGCGGAAGCCCAAGGACGCACAGAAACTGTACAACTACAACCGCTCGACTGTCGCAGAGATCATGGGCGGATCGGTCAAAGCCCCGTACATCCTCACCGCCGAACAGGTGCGCGGCTTCGAGGAGATGTGGGCCAGTGCGAACGTTGGCAACAAGCCATACCTGCTGGTCAACCAGGACCCGAAGGCTCCGGGGTGGCCGCACCGTTCCCAGATTGAATACCCGGCCGGATTCGCCCAAGAGGCCATCGTCGCCGCTGCCGACATCATGTCCGTCACCAAGATTCACGAGGCCAGCCTTGGGCAGCGCAGCAATGAAACCTCCGGCATTGCCATCCAAAAACGCCAACAGGAAGGCGACACCGGGAACTACGTCTTTACCGACCAGCTCCTGCTGGCAGTCGAGGAGACCGGGCGCATCCTGGTAGATGCCATCCCGAAGGTGTACGACTCCACCCGCCTCGTCACTGCCAGGGCGCGGGACGGCGAGACCACCACTGTAATGTTGAACGACCCGAAACCGGGTGCAGTGTGGAACCGACTCTCAGGAAAGTACGACGTGGAAGTCACCTCCGGCCCCGCATTCGGCACGGCCAGGCAAGAGGCAGTGCAGGCCATGACGGCACTTGCACAGGCTGCGCCTCAACTGCTTCAGGTCGGTGCCGACATCTGGGTCGGCAATATGGACTGGCCCGGGGCAGACGAACTCTCGAAGCGCCTCAAGAAGATGGTGCCACCGGAACTGCTGGACGAGGAAGAGATGCAGGGCGACCCGGCGGCGATGGTCGGGCAGATGCAGCAGGCATTGCAGCAGGCCCAGGCTATGCTCCAGCAGACCCAGCAAGCCGCCCAGGAGGCCGCGCAAGCACTCCAGGAGGCTGAGATGAAGGCAATGGCAAGCCAGGCCGAGAACGAGCGTCTGAAGACCGACCTGAACGCGGCACAGGCGGAACTGGGCCTAGCCAAGCAATCGGCCCAGCTTGCCATCGACACCGTGCAGGCCAAGCTCAAGCAGGTGGAGGACTACCACCAGGCCGCCGACGCCCTGCGCGGGAGCGTGCCGCAGGAGCAGCCGGAGATGCCTGACCTGAACCCAATACTCAAAGCCGTGCAGGATCTCGGCCGGAACTTGCAGACCAAGCCCGAGCCGGTGCAGCCTGTGCAGGTCATCGTCGAGACCGCGGACAAGCCCAAGATACGTCGAGGCCGTGCCGTCAAGCAGGCGGATGGGTCATGGCAGATGGAGGCGGTCGAGGAAGAGGTCGGCGAATGAACGCCCCCGCCCTGCGCCTGGACGACTACTGGATGGGGCGCCACCAGATCTATCCCGCCGACCTCACGCCGGAGATCGTCCAGGCCGCCACGCACCTGCTGCGCAAGGTCAACGCCCTGCTGGCCCTGTCCGGCCTGCGCCTGGAGGACCACCCCACCACCCGCACGCCCATCAGCAGCGGCTGGCGCCCCCCCGTCGTCAACGCCGCCACGCCCAACGCCGCGCCGCGCAGCCGGCACATGACAGGTGATGCCGTGGACCTGTACGACCCCGAGGGCGAGATCGATGAATGGTGCATGGAGCACCTGGACACCCTGGCGGAACTGGGCCTGTGGCTGGAACACCCGAGCGCCACGAAGGGGTGGAGCCATCTCCAGCAAGTGCCGCCGCGCAGCGGGCGGCGGGTGTACTACCCATGACCGAAGCCCTCAACAACGGCCTGACCCGCTTCTGGGACTTTATCGACACGCGCGGAATCATTCGCCGCGCCACCCTCGGCGTGGTGATCTGGCTCAACTGGCTGGCCGGCGAGCACGCCTACGCCTACGCCATGCAGGCGCTTTCGGCCGGCAAGACCGACGCGGGCATCGGCGCCATCATCGCCGCCTTTACCGCCCCCGCCGCGTTGCTGGCCGGCGCGGTGTTCAAGAGCTACAGCGAGTCGCGGCAATGATCCCCACCCCCGTCCTGCGCTACCTGCCCCACGCCCTGGCCCTCATGGCGGCGGTGGGCGTGTGCTGGTGGGTCTACGACGCGGTTTGGGACCAGGGCCACGACGCCTGCGAACTCACCCACCAGGCGGCCCTGGCCGAGAGCCTGGAGCGCGGACTGGCCCAAGCGCGGGAGATCGCCCGCCAGGATGCCGAAATCTCCGAATACTACGAGCGCTGGCGCACCCGCACCGAAACCCGACTGCTGACCATCCGCGAGGAGGTGGCCCGTGAAATCCCTGCCGATTGCCGTACTTGTGCCCTTACTCCTGATGGGCTGCGCCTCCTCAACGAAGCCCTGCGCGGAGTGCGTGCCGCCCCCGCCGATCCCGACCAACCTGATGGCGGAGTGCCAGGCCCTGCCGACCCTGGAAAGTGGCAACTTCCCGGCGGTCGCCGGCCATCTGGCTTTGGTGGGCCACCTCTATTCCAGTTGCGCGGCCCGGCACAACCTGCTGATACGGGTGCTGAAGTCACGCGAGGAGGCTAAACCATGATCCGAGAACTTCTCGACATGCTGCTCTACGCCGCCATCATCTTCGGCGTGCTGGCGGTGGTGTTCCTCTCCATCTTCAACGCGATCATCTGATGAATCCGCTCATACGCGCGCTGATATGGCTGGACAAGTGGACCAACGACAAACTGCTGCGTGGCCGCTGGGAAACCATCTCCGGCCGTTGCCACCGCAGGATGGCGAAGGGCTGCAGCGTGTGCGGCTGGTTGTGCAGGGCGCTTGATCGTGTCGACCCTGGCCATTGCCGCAGGGCGTTTTTCGCGGACCGGGCCAAGAATCCTAACCTTCCGTGGGTATAAGAAAATGACCGAAGGCCACGAAAACTTTGAGCGCCTGGCGCGCATCGAGACCAAGATGGAAAACGTGCTGGAGCGAATTGACGATCTGGTGAGCCGGGCCGAGTTCTATCCGGTCAAGCTTCTCGTCTACGGCTTGAGCGGCGGCATCCTCACCGCCTTCCTCTCCGCGCTCATCTTCCGGGTGCTCGGCAATGCCTGACCGCCGCGACAACATCGCCGTCACCGCCCTGGCCGTCCTGGTGGGCTGCGTGCTGATCTTTATGATCTACTCGTTCAGTGGTGTATCCGCCGGTCACGCCCGCATCGAGGCCATCGTCACCTCCAACGCTGAACGCCTGGAAGCCTTGGAGAGCAATAAGGTCAAGGCCACCGCCCGCCGCTTCACCGCCGACGATGCCGAGCAACTGATTAAGTGCTTGCGCATCCAAAATTTTACCAAAGAGCGCGAGGAATGTCTGTCGCGTATCGAGCAGCAGATCAATAACCGTTAAGGAGAAACACTCATGGCAGATTTCGTTTTCAACGTCGCAAAGGGCCGAGTCGCTGAGTTGTTCAATCGTGTTGACCAAAACGACCCGACCAACTCGGCCATTGTCGTGGTGGCGATCAATGCCAACGGCGCAACCGATGCCACCATGAAGGACTACGACACTCTGAGCGCCTTGCTCGGGGATGTGAACGTGGCCGAAGTGACAAACGCCAACTATGCCCGCAAGGTGCTGACGGACAGCGATATTTCATCCCTGTCCCCGGACGATACCAATGACCTCATGCAAGTCACCATTGCAGACCAGACCTGGAGTTCTGTGGGTGCTGGGGATGCCTGGACTGACCTCATCATCTGCTACGACGGCGACACTACCGGCGGCACCGATGCCAACGTTATCCCGCTAACCTGTCACGACTTTGCCGTCACTCCGAACGGCGGCGACATCACCGCCGATGTGGGCGCCAACGGCGTGTATCGCGCCAGTTAAGGAGAAACATATGCTGACCAACAATCAGAAAACCATTCTCGCCTCGGCCCTGCGGGCTGAATCCGACTCCGCTGTTCAAGCCGCCGTGGCGGGCGGGAACATCACCTATCTGATGGAGTGGTGCAACGGCCTGGGCGCGACGGATGCCTGGAATACCATGGTGGACAAGGCATCGTTGTTTGAAGCCACCAACATCGCCAAATTCGACAATCTCACCGCCGGCAAGCGCGATGCGTGGAGACTGGTGATTGACAACGCCCCCATCGACGCCGCGCGCAACAGGATGCGTTCCGCTACGGTGGACATTTGGGGCGCGACTGATTCAGTGGCGATCCTCCAAGACATGCGCCGCAAGGCCACACGCGGCGAAGCCTACCTGGGTGGCAATAACGCCACGACCAACACGGTTTCTGCGCTCAAGCTGAATTACATCGGCTCCTTGTCTATCGACGACATTGCCACGGCGCTGAACGAGAATCCGTAAGGAGTGAGTTATGGCCAATGAAGCCTATGTAAAAACCGGAACGGCACTGCTGTTCAACGGCGAAGCCGGTGCAGATGTCGCATGGTCAATGGAGGGAATAACGACCGCAAACGGGCGGGTTTCTGCACAGAAAGACCTTGGCGCATCGCCGCGTCCTTACATGTTTTACTGGTCTTGCGAAGTGCAATTCCAGGCAACTCCAACTCAAGGACTCGGACTTGAGCTTTATATCGCCGGGGCACCTGATGCAGACTCCACGCAGATCGACGGCGATATTGGTGCATCTGATGCGGCCCTCGGCGACGTGGATATGCGCCGCAACCTTAAATTCATCGGTTATGTAACGAGCGAGAATGCCGCCGCATCGGAGAAGTGTGTGGCCTCTGGCGTGTTTGAACATCACATGCGTTACATATCCCTGGTCGGATACAACGCCAGCGGCGCAACGACTAACGCAACGGACTCCAATTTCCGCTTTGACCTGACCCCGATCTACTACCAGGGACAGTAATGCCCTCGCTGATTCTTCCAGGCAAGCAGAGGTTAATTCTTCCGGAAGCAAATATATTAACCTTCCAAGGTTTTCATGCCATGGAGGGGAACGTATTTGCTCCACAAGGGAAGGGCGACCCGGTAAGTTTGCACAGCAACCATCGGGCGCAAAAAGTCGGCGGATATTTTGGGCTTTATAGTCTCTCCGATTACGGTGGGACTACTAACGCGCCTAACGCGATCGCCAATCTAGCGGCAAAAACAGTTGCAATAAAATTCAACCCATTTACGAGTTGGAATTCCTCCAATGTATATGCCTGGTGTATGGAGTCAGGCGGCGATATTTACGCCTATATCAAGCCGACCAGTGCCACTACAATTGTTGTAAGCATTTCTAATGCAGATTTTGGAGCAACGCCGGCAACTAGAACATACACAGTTCCATCTATACATCAGGAGACATTTGTCCTTGTTTGGAACAATGGGCTGAATTTCACTGCTTTCATGGGCGGGAAAAAACTTGAACCCTCCTCAAGTTCAAATGCAAGCACCCCGACATATCTGCGTGGTGGTGAACGATTTTTCTATACTGCGGATTTCCGGAATGGGCATGGTGGTGTTCATGCGATCGCTCGCTTTGCTGCTGCATTACCGGATTCCCTTGCGCGTTACATCAGTGAAGATATCTATAACTTATCTCCACGCGCCAAAACGGTAGTCTATTTTGGCGGCGGTGCTAGTCCTCAGACAGTTTCAGTTACAAATACGTCTGAAACTGATTCTGCTAAATCTATAACGGCTGTACTTGGCGCGCGTGTAGTCACCGTCACCAATGCGTCTGAGACAAATGCCGCTCAAGCCATAACAGCGCGGGGTAGCTACACTGGCTCACTAAGCCCGGCGCTCGAAACAGAAGCCGCCCAGGTCATCTCTGTTGTCTCCGCACTGACACTTTCTGTCACGGAAGCCACGGAAACGGACGCAGCGCAAGCCATCACCGCCATCGTCAGCGGGGCCACCTCGGGTGGCCATGCCACAGAGACGGATGCTGCGCAGACAATCACTCCGGTTCCCGGTGCGGTCACGGTCGCAGTCGGCGCAGCCACGGAAAGCGATGCCGCTCAGGCGATCACTGCCCTCAATGGGCTGACCATCTCGCTCGGCGCGGCTACCGAAGTCGGAACTGTTGGCGCGATTACGCCGGTTCCTGGTGGGTTGATCGTCACTCTTAATCCAGTTAGCGAGACCGATGAATCGCAGGCTGTCCAGCTCATAACGAGTGGATCATTCACCGCAGCGCAACTCCAGGAAATCCTTGCCTACGTGGAGGCGAACATGGCAGTCCCCACCACCGCACAAATCGCCGCCGCCGTGTGGGCGGAAGTCCTGGAAGGCACACTCACCGCCGAGCAGATGCAGCGCATCATGCTGGCCGCTCTGGCTGGCAAACGGGCTGGCCTCGGCACCGCCACCGAGCAATACATGGCGCAGGACAACGTAACGCCGCGCATTACGTTCACGCCGATCGACGAGCATGCCAACGGCACCACCGTGGTGGACGGTTCCTAAATGGCCCTGATGCGTGGCAAGTTGTTCGCTGGGGCGCTGTTCGCCGGGTTGCTGTTTGGGCCGCAGGCGCAGGAATCCGGAGCCGCAATCGGCACGGGCTGGCCGCAGTCATTCCACGAGGCATGGCTGGAGGCACACATCAGGGCGCAGGCCGAATTGTCCAGGCTTGCCATGGCAGTCGATAGGCCGGAGGTCGAAGAGCACGTTGCGTCCGCTCAGAGGCCCGCATACGCCCCTCCGGACCTATACGCCCCGTCACCGTCCGAGATCGAGGAGATGTATCGGAGGATGCTGGAGGCGATGCGTCTTGAGGCTCCGATGCTTGCAGAACGGATTGCCGCCGAGGCGCAGGCCGAGGAAGACGCGGTGGTTCACCTGCTGAACTGGATGATGGAGTGAAGATGTCGGCAAGCTGGATACACGACAACTGGGCACGAGAGAGCGAACTGAAGTCCATGTGCGCCGATTGTGCATGCAAGACACGGGACGACGACTGGTTCGCCTGCGACCACGACGAGCGGGAGTTCCCGGTCGCTGAGAAATGCCACTGGTATCTGCCGGAGGCGCTGGACGAATAGACATATGTGAGTGAGCACTCACTAACCTGCAACGCCTTGCGTGGTGCGGGGTTCTGTTCTAGGATGCATCAACAGGCGTAAAGCGGGGTCGCCGCCGCTGGTGTCATCGGCTCACCACCGGACTTCCTCAATCGGAGGCCAAAATGGCAAACGAACTTCTTGCATTCTCGACGATTCTGCGCGAGGCGATGTCCATCTTCGAAAACGCATGCGTCGCCGCGAAGACCGTCAACCGCCGTTACGAAGCCAAACTGGGCGACTTCGGCGAATCCTTCTATGTGCCGATCCCCGAGACCCCCGTCGTGTCCGATGGCCCGACCCTGGACCTCAAGGACACCGCTCCGTCGAAGGTGCTCGTCACCCTGGACAAGCAGAAGCACACCGACTTCACCTTCACCTCGAAGGAACGCACCCTGAACATTGACCAGTTCAGCGACCTGTTCCTGCGCCCCCGCATGGAAGCCCTTGCGAATCAGGTGGACGTGGACCTGCTCAACCTGACCAAATCCGTCTCCATGTCTGTCGGCACCGCCGGCACCGGCCCGACCTCGATCTTGGTTCCCATGCAAGCAAGCCAGAAGCTGACCGAGCATGGTGTTCCCCCGACCGACCGGCATCTGGTGCTGTCTCCGCTGGGCAAGACGCGCCTGTTGGGCACCGCCTCTTCTGGCGTCGTCCACATGGCAAACCCTGGCATCCCCGCCGGAGAAGCCTACAAGGCGATGTCTCTCGGCATGCTGGCCGGCGCGATGGGTGTCGAATCTGCCAACACCTACACGCACACGGTCGGTTCCGACGTGACGTGCGGTAATGCCGCGTCAGACCTGACTGCTGGCACCGGCTCCGTCACAGCCGCTGGCGCAGGCACCCTGACCGTTGGCGATGTGTTCACGATTGCTGGTGTGTACGACGTAAACCCGATCACCAAGGCCACCCTGCCCAACCTCAAGCAGTTCGTCGTCACCCCGGCCGTCGCCAACTCGACGACCATCACCTTCGCCCCCGCGCCGTATGCGTCCGGCCCCAACCAGAACGTGTCCACCCTGACCTGTAACGGCAATGCCATTACCTTCGTCGGAACGGCATCGACTGCGTACGGCCAGGACATCATGTACCACCGCGACGCCTTCGGCCTGGTGACTGCCGATCTGGTCATGCCGGAAGGTGTGGACGTAGGAGCACGTCGTTCCCACAAGGGCATCAGTATGAGGCTCGTGCGGGACTACGACATCGTGAACGACCGCTTCCCCTGCCGTATCGACATCCTGTACGGCGTGGTCGCGTATCGTCCTCACACCCACGCCTGCCGTATCACCAACTAAGCATAGGCCCGGTTCGCCGGGCCTGTTCAATCGAAAAGGAGATACACCATGACTGTTCAGCAAATTGCCCCCCGCAACGACGACGGGTCTTGCACCGGCTATGCAGCGACCGACAAGATCGCGTTTTACGGGGCCACCCCTGTCGTGCAGCGCGCTGCCGCAACCCAGGCCGCTTCCGTTGTTTCTGCCAACTCGTACATCAGTGTCACCAGCAACCTTGCCGCGTTCTGCGCCGAGGTGGCGGCCACCCTGACTGCGCTGGGTTTGTGGAAAGGATCGGCTTAATTGACGCGCCGCGTCTTGATTGCTGGCTGCGGTGAAGAGGGCCAGCAATGGAAAGACCAGGGCTGGGATGTGGTTCGACTCGACATCGACCCGCGTTCCAGCCCAGATGTTGTTGGCGACATGCGCGACCTGGGCTACATCGGCACGTTCGATGCTGTGGCATGCAATAACGCCCTAGAGCATCTGTACCCTCACGAAATCCACAAGACCCTGCTTGGGTTCCACCGAGTGTTGGCCCCGGGCGGATCCGTCATCATTCAGGTGCCAGACTTGGAAGGCGTACAGCCAACCGAGGACATCATCCCAGAAATCGGGATGTCTGGACTTCATCTGTATTACGGCGACCCGGCAAGGCTAGAGGAGTACCCATACATGGCGCACCACTGCGGATTCGTAGAGGGTAGTCTACGGCGTTGCCCGGAGATGGCCGGGTTCACTGTCATCACCAAACGCTTGCCGTGCCATCAACTCATGGGGATCGGCATCAAATGAGCATGTACGGATTCGACGACGAGGACCGCCCGCTTGACCGCAAGCGCAAAGTCGTCTTCTGCTGCCCTATCGTCAAGCGTCCATATCCGGGTTTCGTCTCTGCACTGGAGGCATCCATCCCGTTGATTCACGCGGCTGGGTGGGACGAGGCGATGGTGCAGGAGATCGATAACCCGTACATCGGCGGTGCCCGGGCAAAGATGCTACGCAAGGCACTGGATGCACAGGCGGACGTTATCGTGTTCCTGGACTACGACCTGGAGTGGGAGCCGAAGGCGCTTCTAGACCTGATCGAGACCGAGGGCGATGTGGTAGCCGGTACGTACAGGTGCAAGATTCCAGAGGAGCAATACATGGGGGCTGTGTTCTCCGGCCCTGACGGCACGCCAGTCGTGCGGCCGGATGGATGTATCAGCGCATCCGTTGCCCCTGCTGGATTCCTCAAGATCACGAAGGAAGCTGTGGACAAGTTCATGGGGGATTACCCGGAGCTTTGCTACGGACCCAGGTATCACCAGAGTGTTGATCTGTTCAACCACGGCGCGCACGAGCGTCTGTGGTGGGGCGAGGACTATGCCTTCTGCCGTAGGTGGCGTGCTGCCGGTGGCGACGTGTGGATCAAGCCAGACATCACGATCACGCACTGGAAGGGGGACACTCCGCATCCTGGGAACTTCCATCAGTTTCTGCTGCGCCAACCGGGCGGCAGCCATCACGAGGAGATAAAGCATGACAGACGAAATTAACGACGACGGCGCAATCGTCACCGAATCCGAACCCCTGCCGAGCCAGGTCCAGGCCGAGCCGGAAACGCCGGCAGTAGAGGCGCAACCAGAGTCGTTGCCCGAGGACGTTGCCGACAAGACAAAACGCCGCTTCAAGACCCTTCTGCAAGAGCGCGACCACTGGAAGCAGGAAGCCCTCAAGGCCAAGGAGACGCTGGGCAAGCCGGCACCAAAGCTGGAGGACTTCGACCACGACATCGAGAAGTACACGTCGGCTGCCGTTGACCATAAGGCGCAGGAGATCGCCGTCAACTCTGTCGAGCAGCAAGCCCTGCGTGCCGAACAGGAAGCGGCGAAGGAACTGGAGTCCGAGTTCAACCGCGCCACGGCAGAGGCGGTCAAGCAGTTCCCGGACTTCGACAAGGTGTTCGACAACAGCGTCCCGGTATCCCTCCAGATGGCCGAGGCGATTGTCGTGTCCGAGAAGCCGGCCGACATCGCCTATTACCTCGGCACCAACCGCGACGTAGCGGCAAGGATTGCCGCTCTCCCCCCGCACATGCAGGGTTACGAGATCGCCCGCCTGGAAGCCAAGCTGTCATCGGCTCCGCTTGTCAGCAACGCCCCGCGCCCGCCTTCCCAATCAGTCTACGGTGTCAACGCCACCGGCAAAAAAGGCTACGATGACATGAGCGACGAGGAGTTCGAGGCGACCCGCGCCAAGGAGCGGGCAGCGCACCGGGCAAGGATGTACTAGGAGACGTAAGCTATGGCACTCAGCACCGCGCAAGACCTGATTGATTCCGCCCTGCGCCTGCTGGGTGTCGTCGATCAAGAAGGCTCCCCAACCACGAACCAGCGCAGTCAGGGGCTTGATGCCCTGAATGCCATCATCGACTCCCTCGTCGCCGACAAGCTGGCGAACTACCGATTCGACGACGAACAGATCACGCTGGCCGCCGCCTCTACAACCTGGGGATCGGCCGGCACCATCAACACCACGCGCCCGGTCAAGTTGCTGGCGGCGCGCAGGGTGGACGGGTCATACGAATACCCAATCCGCATTCTCAGCATGTCCGAGTACCGCGACCTCATGGACAAGAGCGTCACGGGGACGATCAGTGGCATTGCGCTCGATCCGACGATGACCTCCTCACAGGCCACCCTGTACGCGGTGGGCGGGGTTGGCACCATCAAGGTGACAAGCATGAAGCCGTGGACGCAGTACGCCCTGGTTTCAACAAGTCTCGGCTTGCCTCCCGGTTACATCCGCGCCCTGCGACACACCCTCGCCGTAGAACTGTCTCCCGAGTATCAGGTGGACGCCCCGGCTGTCTGTGTCCAGGTGGCCGACAAGATGCGATCTGACCTGGCCAACCTCAACGCACAGGTCCACAAGATCGTTCAGCCCATGGCGGCATGCGGCCAGTTCGACATCAACTCCGGCGACTACCTCTACCCATGAAAATCCCATTCTTCCAGCAGGCCGGTGCGCGTGGCTCCCTGCTCACGCAGGATGACATCACCGTCAACGGATACCCTGAGAAGCTCCCAGACGGGCGTATCGCCCTGCGGAAGCGCAAGGGTACGGTGCGGGTCAACCAACCGCCTGCCGGGGCTGCTACGCCCCGAGGAATCGCTGCGTTCAACGGCCAGGTCATCTCCGTATTCGGCGGCAACGTCTACTACGGCACCACCCTCATCGGGCCGGCGAACGTCGGGGCAGATCAAATCAGCGACAAGGCATTCGGCGCATCGTGGACTGCCACCTCCTGCACGGAAGCCACCGCTTCCACGGGTCCGGTCACAGATTCCAGCTCATACCGCATCTACAACGCCGCCTCCTCCGAGGGCAAGCAAGTCCATGCTGCCATCACCGTTGCAGCCGGAGAGACGGTCTTCTTCTCTGTCTGGGTGAAGGACAACGAGGGACACGCCAAGGACGATGCACAGGTGCTCCGCGTCAAGATCGCGTTGACCGGCGGCACGGCCAAGACATACGAGGCGAAGTTCCTGCCGAATTCTGCGGACGGTCCCTCAACCTACGAGATCGCAGCCACCGCTGCGAACGGGACGTGCCAGATCAAGGAGGGGTACGGCGGGACGTGGTATCAGTGCATGATGCAGATGACGACCGGAGACAACACGTCGGCTGCAATCACGATATGGCCCGGCGCTGGGACCGTGCTTGAGGACGCGGACGACTTCGACGCCGACGAAGGGAACGAGTTCTACAACCCGATGTTCTACAGGTCGGTGACAAACGGCACAGGGGTATTCTCGTTTACCGAGACCGGGACTGACACGCGGAGACTGGCTTTCGGAGACGGCGACGACGCCTGGATCATGGGCACGGACTATGTGATGTGGCCGATCCTGGAGACCACGACGGACATCGTTCCGTCCATGTCCTACCTGGATGGATACCTCGTCAAGATGGATGCGACCGGGCAGATCGATCACTCCGAGCCGCTGTCCCCGTTCGACTGGCCCCCGGAGAACACCAGCAACGCCGAGAGTTGGTCGGACGACGGGATGTTCCTGTGCCGTCACAACAACTACTTGCTCGCAATCGGCGCCAAGAGCATGGAGTTCTTCTACAACGCGGCGAACACAGAGGGGTCTGCGTTCTCCAGGGTTGACGGTGCGATGCAGCGGATCGGCGCGGCACACAAGCGAGTGTGCGGAGAACTGCGCGGCACGGTGTCATTCTTCTCTTACCCTTCTGCCATCTACATGGTGGTGGAGACCAAGCCCAAGCGCATCTCCACGCCAGCCATCGAGCGGATGCTTGCCGGTGCCACGTTGACCGATGCGTGGGTGTACGGGCACGAGATGGACGGGCACTCCTTCTACACCTTCATCTTCCCGACATCGAACCTGTCGTTCACCTACGATGCCTCGTCCGAGTCGTGGCACCAACTGAAAGAAACGTCTGGCGCGTACTTCAAGATCATCAACGCCGTCGAGTTGTTGGGCGTGGTATACGGCCAGCACCTGACGGACGGGTACGTCTACAAGTTCTCCGGGTCTCAGGACAACGGATCGAACTACGGCGTGCTTGCCCGCACCAGTTACGGCGACATGGGCTTCCCAGAGCGCAAGCGATGCCGGTCGCTGGCGCTGCACGGCGACTTGCAGACAGGGGAAACGCTGTCGATTCGGTATTCCGACGACGATTACACCACCTGGAGCACCGCCCGCAGCGTCACGGTATCGGCCCGAGGCAAGCCATTCGCGTTTGGGCAGTTCACCCGCCGCGCATGGGAAATCAGTTACACGGGCGCATACGATCTTCGTCTGTTCGATGTCGATATAGATGTCGGCCAGTAACCTCAACTTCCCGCCCCCGCTATACCTAACGTCACCGTCAGACCAGAGGTTTGTCGAGTGGCTCCGGGGCTACTCGGAAGGCATCAACAACTACAAGTCCATCGTCAACGGCGCTTACACTGCGTCGGTCTATCTGCCTGGCAAGGTGGGCGTCATGCCAAGCAAGTGGACCGAAGTTCTCCAGTTGAACGTCGATCAGGTTGAAGGCCATGCGCTAGAGGTTTACGTCAACGCATCCGGGTTGGATGCGGCCGGGGCTCCGATCCTGTGGATGAAGATGGAGGGGATGAACGGGGACAATACATTCGCAGACAGCGGCATGGGCCAGGAGTTCACAACGCCATCCACCGGCAACAAGGTTGACACATCGTTGCAGGCCGTCGGCCTTGCCTCATGCCGGTGCATTCAAGCTGGACAACTGTACTCTGTTGGCCCTGCTTCGCAATACAACATCGGCAACGGGGACTTCACGCTTGAGTTCTGGTTATACGCACAAGCGAATTCATTCAATAACTACGTTCTAGAGTTCTTTTGGTATCCAGGCTACACAATATCATTTCAAATAAACACCCAGAGAAAGCTTGCCATATACGGTGGCATCAATGCGGGTGGAGAGGTTGACGACGATACCGTGC